GGGAACGATTTGATTGAATTTGCCAAAACATATTTCCCAACAACTTATACAGACTTTAATGAGTCTTCTCCTGGCATGATGTTTATTGAAATGGCAGCCTATATTGGTGATGTTCTTTCTTATTATGTAGATAGTCAATTTAAAGAATCCATTTTAGCATATGCTGAAGAAAAGAGAACAATTTATAACATAGCACAATCTTTAGGATATAAACCAAAAGTTAGTTATCCTGCTTCAACTGTATTAGATGTTTATCAAACTGTACCTGCTACAGGAACAGGAGATTCTACAAGACCTAATATGAATTATGCTTTAAGTGTTACTGATGCATCAAAAGCAAAATCACAGAGTACAGGTAAAACTTTTAGGTTTATGGATAATGTAAATTTTAAATATTCAAGTTCTTACGATCCTACTACAGTTTCTATTTTTGAAACAGATTCAAATGTACCTACAAAATATTTGTTAAAGAAAAGAGTTAGAGTTATTAGTGGTGAAGTAAAAGAAGAGTTAGTTGCTTTTACTTCTGCAGTTCAATATGATAAAATAGTATTAGGTAATCCAAATGTTATAGAGATTTTATCCGTAATAGATAGTGATGGAAATACTTGGTATGAAGTTCCATTTTTAGCACAAGATACAATATTTGATGAAGTAGAGAATACATCAGCAAATGATTCTGAATTAACTCAATATAATGATACAGCACCATATATGTTAAAGTTAAGAAAGACACCACGAAGATTTACAGCCTTTATTAAAGATGATGGTAGAACTGAGTTAAGATTTGGAGCAGGTGTTTCAGATAATCCTGATGAAGAGATTATTCCAAATCCAGATAGAGTTGGTTCATCATTATCAAGTGGTGTTAGTAAGTTAGATACTGCATTTGATCCAGCAAACTTTTTAAATACAAGAACTTATGGTTTAGCACCATCTAATACAACATTGACAGTAAAGTATTCTGTTGGTGGTGGAATAGAAGATAATGTTCCAGCGAATGATATTAAAAATTTAAGTGATGTTAATTATGATATTGATGAGTCTTCTTTAGTAACGGCTACAGTAGCAGAAACAAAAGAATCTGTAGCAGTTAATAATCCTGACCCAGCTACAGGTGGTAGGTCAGGTGAATCATTAACAGAAATTAAAAACAACGCACTTGCTTATTTTCAAGCACAGAGTAGAGCAGTTACAAAAGAAGATTATATGATAAGAGCAATATCGTTACCACAAAGATTTGGAAATATAGCAAAAGTTTATATTGTTCAAGATGAACAATTAAATCAAACTGAAGAAGATGTTCAAGAGAATTTAGGGGCTCAAGCACCAACACTTGAAGATCAAATTGAAGGTATTAATCCAACAGTACAGGAGGGTGCAGATTTACAATCTTCAAGTGCTGGAACAAAAAATCAAAGTTCTGCAGATATTAGACAAACTATAGCAAAGGCTAGACGTACAGGTACAGGAGGAGTAGGATAATGGCTAAACAAGCATCAAGAATACCTAATCCATTAGCATTGAATATGTATGTGTTAGGATATGACGGAAAGAAAAAATTAACAAATTTAAATCAAGCAGTTAAAGAAAATCTAAGAACTTATCTTGGACAATATAGAATGGTTACTGATGCAATTAATATTAAAAATGCTTATATTATTAATATAGGTGTTAAGTTTAGTATTATGACAAGACCAAATTTTAATAAAAGTGAAGTTTTATTAAGAGCTATAGAAGTAGTTAAAACATTTTTTGATATTGAGAGATGGCAAGTAAATCAACCAATCATATTATCAGATTTAGTTTATAAGTTAAGTTTAGTTGATGGTGTAGCGACAGTAGTTCCACCTGTAGAAGATAATAAACAATCTCTACCAATTCTTATAACATGTAAATATAAAGTCGCTAATGGTTATTCTGGCAATTTATATGATATAGACTCAGCAACAAAAAATGGTATAATTTATCCATCAGTAGATCCTTCAATTTTTGAATTGAAATATCCAGGTACAGATATTGAAGGTAGAGTAGCAGGAGACACCTAATGCATTATTTCGAATTTGCTACAGCAGACGCAACATTATATGAGGGTGAAGCAACCCAATCTGTAAATACAGGGTTAGACCCAATACTTGAAGTTCGTAAAGATATGAATGATATAGGTAATATAATAAATGTATCAAGAGCATTAGTAAAATTTAATCTTAGTTATATAAGTGCTTCAGTTCAAAATGGTTTAATACCAAAAGCAGCAAAATATTATTTAAATTTATATGATGCTGGTTCATCCGACTTACCATCTTCTCAAACATTATTAACTTATCCTGTAAGTCAATCTTGGACAATGGGTGATGGAACTTACCATGACTCTCCAAAAACAACTGAAGGTGTTAGTTGGAGATATAGACATGGTGAGAATGATGCAACACAATGGATAAGTGGAAGTAATAATACTGGTGGAACTTGGTTTAGTGGTAGTTATGCAGGTGGAACAAGAAACTTTACTTGTTCTTCTTCTTTAGAATATGAGACAACAGACATTCGTATGGATGTAAGTGATATTGTTCATGCTTGGATTTATAGTGGTTCTTCATATGCAAATGAGGGATTTATGGTAAAGAGAAGTGGTAGTGTTGGAAATAAGGATAGCGGTAGTGGAGTTACAGAGGGAGATAGTATTCAATATGGACAATTAAAGTTTTTCTCAAGAGACACATCTACAATATATCCACCAAAGTTAGAAGTAGTTTGGGATGACCATACTTGGAGTACAGGTACTCTCGCACCACTTACTGGTTCAGCATTAGAAGATACTGTACTTTATTTTAAAGGTCTAAGAGAAGAATATAAACAAAATAGTAAAGTTAGATTTAGAGTTGTAGGTAGAGAAAGATATCCTGCAAAAACATTTGCAACAAGTTCTACTAATATAGTAACAAAATATTTACCAAGTGGAAGTCAATTTATAGAACACGGAACTTATTATTCTGTAAAAGATTCTGTAACAGAAGATGTAATAGTTCCATTTGGAACTGGTTCAATTGTTAGTTGCGATACTACAGGTAATTATTTCAATGTTTGGATGAATGGATTTCAACCTGAAAGATATTATAAGTTTGAGATAAAAGTAATAACTGGTTCAAGGTCAAGCGCAACTCAGATTATAAATTATTATGATGACGATTGGATATTTAAAGTAACAAGATAATGCCATACACAAAAGCACAACTAAAAGAAAATGAATACTATGAAAGAGTACTTGAAGCATCTCGTAGAGAACAAATAAATATATTTGTAAAAGAAGAGAGAGACTTTGTTGCTTCAGGTTCTAATGCTGCAGCAACTAAAACTTTGAGAATGAAGACAGGAGAATTTCTTTCTATACCAGAAATAGAAGATAATCCTGCTCAAAAAGTTGTCATACCAAATAAAACTTATTATGTAACCGAAGACGCTGAAAAATTTGTTGATAAAGAAATAAAAGAATTATTAAATAATAATCCTGTTAAAGACTTAACCGTATCAGAATTTTTTGAAGAATATGAAAAGTTGAGAGAAGTGATATCGTCTGAGGGTAGTAGAGATTCTCATAGATATATTGTAGATACTTCTAAAACTTATATTGATACAGATGATGATGAAATTCAAAAATTAAAACAAAGATTGCAAGATGAGATAGATAGATTATTATCTATACAAGCAAATTTACAAGAAACAATACAAGAATCGGCTGATGATACTGCTATTGATGCGAAGTTTGCAGAATATCAAGCTGAAATGTTAAGATATCCAAATACAGATGTAGCATATACAAGAGCAGAGTGGGATGATAAAGGACAGCCAGTAGCAGCAGAGGGAAATGGTCATCCTAAGTTAAGATTTGAACGACAAGCACAAGGTAATCATAAAGGTAAAACAGATTTAAAAACAAACATTTATTGTACATATTACGGTCGATTTGCCAAAAAGAATAGAAAACTTCGTAAAGGAAATGGACCTGTAATAATAAGTGTAAAAGCATTAGGTGATCCTACAATTAGTTATCAATGGTTAGCTTCTGATAATGGACTTCCCATTAAGGCTGCTTGGGGTAATAAAGGATCCAACTTTACTGGAGAAGATACAGCAACATTAACAGTAAATATGCCTAATAAATATAAAAATAGTTTCGGACCTATGGTGAAGTGTAAGATAAGAGATGGATCTGGTGAAACAACGTCGCATGCCGTTGATATCAGTAGACGTTCAGTTAACGCTGGGAGTTAATAGTGCCAAGTAAACAAATACCTGATTCAGGTATAAGCAATCAACAAATAGAATCAGATTTCGGTAGATTTTCATCCGATTTCATAGAATATTATGTCTACGATTTGGATGGTAATTATATTGTTTCTAAAATAAAAAAATCGGGTGCTAAATCAGATTTGGTTCAATTAAATCCTGGTAAAGATTTAAGAGCTTGTGGTTTAATTGCAGGTAAATATAGTATAGTATATAACTTTTTAAGACAAAGAGGTGGAAAACAAAGAGTATTTTTTACAGATGAAGCTGGTGAGTTGTGGAATGGTGAAATTCGTCAAGAAGGTGATCAATATTTTAAAGGTATAGAGTTAGATAATACTAATCCAAATACAAGAGAAGAAGTTTTTGTTTTTGATGATACATATATGATACATGAAATATCACCATCAAGACAAGAAGTTAGAATAACTTCAAAGACTTCGAATATAGGAGAGTATAATAATGGATTTGCTTCATTGAATTTTAAAGAGTTTAGATACAACCCAATACTAACAGATATAGCAGGTGATGGAAAGATTGATAGTGCAGACCCATTTAAGTTTACATCAACTTTAGATGATTCAGATGGTGGGTTTAGAGAAGAGATGGTAGGTGGTTTCATAGAAGTTCAAAACGCTTTTGTTACGGGATATGAAGAAACAGTATCATATAAACAAGTTCCAAATCCAAGCTATGTAGCAAGTCAGCCAGCTGGTGAACCAGAACCAGAAAATAAATTTGAAAAAGCTAAAGAAATCAGAAGAGAAAGAGAAGATGTTCAAAGAGTTAAA